CTCTTTGGAAAGGCATGAAAAAGGCTAGTTATAAAACTCTGTCTTCTTCCCTAAACATAGGAAGGATAGTTCTACCGACTTTATCGAGTCCGCAGTAGAAGTGATTAACAAAATCTTTGCTGACGCGTTCAGACTCAGATTCATTCAGTTAACTAACGAGCAATCTAATACAATTCTTAATCAACTTCTCGTGATACTTGAGGGACACAAAATACATGTCTTCCTGAAGTCCATAACCATAAGAGACACGTTAGAAAATATACAGATAAGCCAAAGTTTCAACTACAGATATGTTAGCTCTAAAAAGACATTTTGAACCAGATCCACTAAACATGTCTTAGCTGTCCGTAAGGACAATTTGGTACTTAACATTACCAAACCAAACGTATTAGCAATCAAATCTTGGCTACAAAAGCTATATGTTATTGGTCAAACAGGGGATCTATAGTATCAATACTTACTCTTTCTTGTCCTTGGTCAAAACGCACTCTTCGGCTCTATGGGCCAATCTCGTACCGTCTTTAGAACTAACAAAGGTCTACAACTTCTTTCCGAATTTCCAAATATGCGAAGCGTCATCAGTCAGAAACTTGCTTCCTTCACCTATCGTGGTGATTCTGCTGACTTTAGAATCTTTGAAGCTGAGAAATGATAAAGAACATTCTTGGATCTTCGATAGTTTCTTCAAACACTTGATAGCCTAATCTTCTGTTTCAAGATTCAGGATTTGATTCGGCTTAAAAAGTTTCTTAATACCTATAGGACAAGTTTCCCAAGAACCATTCTTGAAAATATCGGGGAAAGAACAATAGTTAAACAGACCATTAAGACAATCTGGGTAATTACGTTAGGCATAGAAACCCTTAGCCTCCTTAATATCAATAGTGATGACTGCTTGAGTTTAAATGTCTTTTACGACCTTGGTGGATATCATGGCCCATTTCTAAACAGACCCTGTGAGGTCTAATGTCTAGGCAATTTGGACATCTTCGGTATCATTATCCTTGTTCTTCCCGCCTATCTTAGTAACGACTAGGTAGTCCGGGTTCTTGTCACGTTATTACTTAGTGTCTGATCTAGTCCAGATCATTTTGGAGATTTCTGTAATGTTAGAACGTTGCTTCGAGACGATATTAAGATCTTCTATACTAGAACAGACCTTCGATAACGTCTTAGAAACTTTCCTTTTCTCTTCGTCTCCGACTTTGCCTTGCGCATTGACGACTCCTTCGAAATCTAAACCTCCCACGAGGATAGAATCTATACTAAGGTCATAGTCAGTGAGGTCAATATCGCAATTCAACCAACCACTCACGCCAGAAGGCTATAAATAAATAGTTCGTCCATAAATCGACCTAGGCATGATGACTATATCAGGAGTCATTCTTTCAGAGACCGTGATTAACTTGAGCTCGTAAACTTCAGTAAGTGTAACGTCGACAATCTAGGCGAAAAAGCCTTTGTTCTCGAGTAGGTCAGACATATTCTAAGAGTAGTCTTTCAAAACACCATTCAACAGATCATTAGACAAAAGCTCACTCTCTGTGATCCAGGGGATTACGATAGGATCCAAAGCCAAATGCTTCTACAACAGTTAATAACACAGGTCAAGCTTAGTAATAAAAACGAACCAACTCAAATTGGCGATAATGTTGGAGTCGGTGTCGGCAGGTAAACAGTAATAGAGTCGGTGTTATATCTTCGACAGGAAGGTTCGACCTAAACGGATTCCTAATAGTGTCTTCAGTACAAGTAATAGTCCTCTAGGTTTCTTAAGTTTAAAAATACCGGAAAAATCTTGAAGTTATAGCTTAACTGGCGACGAGTTGGCTATACTCTAAACAGCGACTCTGACGGGTTCAGCGTTCTGAACGGGAATCTAGTCGCTCAGATCTTCATCAACA